CCACGAAGCAGTAGCAGAACGCTACGTTGATTTGTTAGCAGACTTTGGTACAAGTGACCGTGTATTGTCTGCGGCAAGCGGTGTAGACTCTACTCTAGATGCGGCTATTGATTATTATCTAGATGAAGAAGACGAAGACCCAGGTGACGAAGATTATCGCGAATTGGATTTTTAATGAGCTGGTATTCTAAGATTTCTAAAGACATTTCTTACATTCCTGATGCTGTGGAATTTTTTGAAGCCGAGTTAATCGAAGCTAAACAAGAAGTAAAACTATCAGGAAATGTGGAACGTGCTAGTGCGGCAATGCCTGGTACCGTTGAACATAGGTTTGGACAGTTACAAGAAATTGAAGCAATTTTAGAATATCTTAATATTGAACTCAGACGTTTGAAGAGTCAATTTTTTAGAAAATATTTAGAAAACTATCAACGAGCCTTAAGTTCAAGAGATTGCGAACGTTATGTAGAAGGCGAAGCAGATGTAGTTGATATGGAAAAAATTATCAATGAGTTTGCTTTGCTTCGTAACAAATGGTTAGGTGTTATTAAAGGACTTGATCAAAAACAATGGCAGATTACTAATATTGTTAAACTCCGTGTAGCAGGTATGGAAGACGCATCCGTATAATCAATTTGCCCAAACGGCAGACCATAGGCCTTAAATAATATTGAGGCCTATTTTTTTCACAAAAGGTTGACCTTTGTGACACTTATGTATATAATACAACTATGATGACCGTTGACCAACTAATTTTAAAAATTGTCGATTTTACAACTCCGACTATCGAAGAAGTAATAGCTAAACGCGATTCTAAAGTTTTAAGAAGCTTTGGAACAATGCTTAAAACCGGAATTTTCTTCACAGAAAATCAAAGTAAATTACTTTTAAAAATACTACAGGATAACAGAGAAAAACTTGAATTTTTCCAAAAAGATATTGAAGAATTAATTCATAATCCTACTTGGTCTAAAACATTTAGACATGTAGATGTTGTTAGAAAATTTTATATTTCTGATAATGACGGAGAATTGTCTCTGTTCATAGAATTTACATATTCTGGTACAGTACGCCGCCAACTTCAAAGCATTGTTAAAAAAGTAGACGGGTTGACACAGATAAATCCTTCTAAATTATATACAGCAGACCTTACTGAAAAAAATATAGTGGAGTTGGTAGAAGTATTAAAACCATTAAATTTTGTTATTGATGATAAAATCATACAACACTACACTACCATAAAATCTTGGTCAGAAAATGAGGTAAAATCTCAGTTTTTCTTGACCACAATGACCAATACAAATTTCCAGAAACACATTACCGACGACCTCGGTCTTAACAGTGCCATCACACAAGACATCATTAATGACCGCAGTATTAGATACAATTACTTTGTCGAAAAATCCGAGAAAAATCCCGAAAATTTGACCGAAATTATCGCCAGTAGGGACTTGCCAACAATTTGGATTGATAAGAAAAAATACGATTTATCGGACATTATCGAATCATTGGTTCAATTAAAAAGATTTCCATTACTAGTTGTATTTGACGGATATGACGAAAAACGTTGTTTCGCAGATCTTCAAAATTTGACCAAAAGTTTGGAGAAAAACCGGATTTTTTCAGATATTGGAATTTATTTTAGATTGGACAATAGTGCTACCGGAAAAGAATTTAATCAATATATCGGTGATAAACATCTTAACTCTAAGCTAGAAAAAAATTCTGTAGTGTGTGGTGTGCAGAGTGGAAAAATTCCAAAATTTTTGTTAAAAACTGACTGGAAACCCATGAGTGTTATTAGTCTAGGCAATGCTGTTAAAAACGGTAAAACATCTGTGTATACCAGTTGTTGTGATTTAATTGTGTCTTATTCAGACACACAACCCATCATTCATGATCCAATGCTATGACCGTAAAATTAATTATTCGAGACGAAGTTAACATAAAATTTGACGGCTTATCACTAGAAGCCCGAAAAAAACTGGCTAATACATTTAAGTATGAAGATCCTACTGCTCGCTATAGACCTGCTTATAAATTAGGACGGTGGGATGGTAAAGTATCAATGTTTGGATTAGGTGGCAATGGTTATTTGAGCCAGCTAGAAAAGTGTCTTGGCATACTTTCTGATATGAATATCAGTATAGACGAATTAGACGATTTGCGTACTAATAAACAGATTGGTTTTGAACCTATTGTAAAAACTTATTGGGCTGACATGGGTAAAGTATGGCCAAAAGGACATCGCTTTGCCGGAGAACCGATTACACTACGTGACGACCAAGTTGAAGTTGTAAACAGGTTTTTTACTAATACGCAAGCCTTACAAGAAGTTGCTACAGGTGCTGGCAAAACTATTATGACAGCGACCTTAAGCCATTGTGCTGAGAAATATGGACGTACAATCGTAATTGTTCCTAATAAAGATCTTGTTACACAAACAGAAGAAGATTTTGTTAATGTAGGATTAGATGTTGGTGTTTATTATGGCGAACGCAAAGATTTAGGCAAGACACACACAATTTGCACATGGCAAAGTCTTAACGTATTAGACAAGAAAAGTAAAAATTGGGATATCGAAGGCGCACTTACACTGGCAGAGTTTCTTGACGGAGTTAAGACTGTTATTGTCGACGAAGTACACATGGCAAAAGCAGAAGTATTGAAGAATTTGCTAACAATTAACTTGTGTAACGCACCTATACGTTGGGGGCTAACTGGTACTGTTCCAAAAGATGCGTTTGAAGCTGAACCTATCTTTGCCAGCATTGGACCAGTAGTTGGTGGCATTAAGGCACACGAACTACAAGAAATGGGTGTACTCAGCAACCTACATGTAAACATTGTACAACTTATCGACTTACCCGAGTTTAAGTCGTATCAAGAAGAATTGAAATATCTTGTCACTAATAAAGACAGGATGAAATATTTTAGTAATCTAATATCAGGCATATCAACATCAGGCAATACATTAATCCTTGTTAACAGGATCGATACAGGCAAATTATTAACAGAAATGATCGAAGGCGCTGTGTTTATTTCAGGTGAAGTAAAAGGAACAAAACGTGCAGAAGAATACAAAGAACATGCGACAAATGATAACAAAGTTACTGTTGCGACTTACGGAGTCGCGGCTGTTGGAATTAATATTCCTCGTATCTTTAACTTGGTATTGTTGGAGCCTGGCAAATCGTTTGTCAGAGTTATTCAGTCAATAGGTCGCGGCATTCGTAAAGCCGAAGACAAAGATTTTGTACAAATTTGGGACATAACTTCATCTTGTAAATTTGCTAAACGCCACCTCACTACGAGGAAGAAATTTTACAAGGATGCCAAATATCCATTTACAATAGATAAAGTGGACTGGCAAAAATAAGGAATTATGCAGATATTAACATTAGACAACGAGACTTTCTCATTAAACAATTTACCGGATGAAGTAGACGATACTACAAGATTTGCGGTACTTGATAACTCAGTACCATCGGAACCAGACTTTTTCTTCATGCCGCTAATATTTTTAGAAAGCTTCAATGCTCCAGCAATGGTACTACGCATTGGTAATGACGAAGTAACAATGCCTATTGATTGGTGTATTGCTGTAGGAGACAGTAGTGCCGCAACTGATATTGAAATTTTACCGTTGACTAGCCTAAATGACCGAGGATTTGAGGCACTAATATTCAATCCGCTAAGTAGCTTTAGAGTAGAGTTTAAAAAGATTGAAATTGTAAATTTTTACAATGATGTCAAATGGTATTTTCCAAAAATGAAAAACGGACAATTACTTTCAGTACCAACTCGGTTTGGAAGTAAACCAGACTGTGCGTATTTCGTTAAAGAGATTAGTCGTCAAAGCGAAATTATTCAACTGGACAAAATACTCTAATGGGAACTCTTAAACCAGGAGCACGTTACATTTATGAGAGAAATGGCGGCGTAACATATGCTCGAGAATTTGGAGCTGATCCAAGCACAAGAGAGGCAATAGGATGGGACTATGATCCTACTAAATTAGATTTTGATACCCGTACAAAAGACGGTCGTCCATTACGCGATCACATACTGGAAGATAAAATGTGGGGTGAGATTCGGCGAGAAGCAGAGACCAATATCACTTTACAAAAGGCACTAGACCGTGCTATAATGATATACAAGCTAAGTAAGGACAAAATTAAATGACATTGAAAGTAGCATATTTTCAGCCAATTATTATGGCTATGGATGATGTGGCTCCGGCTGAGTTTAGTAAAATTTATAACCTGGCAGAAATGCTTCATCAACACCCCGAACTTAACGATAGCGGAAATCCTAACATCAGTATCCGAGGAGGACAGCAGATACAAGTATATCCTAATGAAGTTAATTATGATGCTACTTGGCTGGTAAATTACTTGACAAGTGTTTGTCAAGGATACATAGATTTAGTTATTGCGCAGTCTGGCGGAGAAGAATTAAAGTATGTCAAACCTGAAGTTATCAGTATTTGGACTATCAGGCAACATGCTGGCGACTATCAGGAAATGCACACACACCCGCTTGGTAATCTTAGCGGTAATATTTATATCAGTGTTCCTGAATTAAAAGACATGGGCAGACCTAGCGATTGTCAAATTAATTTTAGACTCCCTCAGACTAAAGACATTGGTAAATTTATCATGAATGATACTTGGAAGTTTACTCCGTCGGCCGGTTCAATGATTGTTTTTCCAAGTTATCTGCCACATGTTGTTTATCCATGGCACGGTGACGGTCATAGAACAATCATGGCATTTGATGCTAAATTGGTGCCAAAAGATGAGTGAAAAAATTGAATTAAAAGAAAAACTATCTGCGGTTGATCAGAACATCCGTGAGCTATGGGATGCCATGGATCCCGATCAACAAAAAGCTCTTAAGAGCGAATTCTTCATACTTAACCGTTATATTAGTAATGTTAAAGGACAGAAGAAAGAAATCCAAGAACACTTTGTTTTAACTGTAAATGAATATTTTAATAAACACTGGAACACTTTACAGAAACATCCTAAATTAATGTGGATGCTGTTGTGTATGTGTAGTTACGATAAAGAAAAAGTTTTCTTCCATGAGTGGATGGGTTTTAAGAAAAAAGAAACAGCCAATAGCAAAAAAATTAAATTCTTATCCGAACTGTATCCTACACAAAAAATAGACGAGATAGAACTAATGGCTAAATTATTTACAGACAAAGATATGAAAGAACTTGCTCGTAAATATGGCATGGATGAATCTTCAATCGCTAAGAAATTAAAATGATGGCCTTGGCTCCGCAACCATACTCTTGTGAATACTGTAAAAAAGGATTCATGAAAGAAAATACATTATTTGTTCATGTGTGTGAGCAAAAACGCAGAGCCTTGGCAAAAACTGAAAAGCACGTAGTTGTTGGCTACGATGCCTTTAATAGGTTTTTTAAACATGTACAGCGAAGTTCCTTTGCAGACAAGACTTATGATGAGTTTGCAAAAAGTCCTTACTATAACGCATTTGTTAAGTTTGGAAGTTTTGTTAGTAATGTCAATCCGCTATATCCTAATCAGTTTATTGAGTATGTAATTACTAGCGGAGTTAAACTAGATCACTGGTGTAGAGAAGAATTGTATGAAAAATATGTATTAGATTTGATTAAAACTGAATCGGTCAATACTGCTTTAGAACGTAGTATTACACATATGATATCATGGGGCGATAGTCAAAAAGCTGTTTGGAATCACTATTTTCTTTATGTGAGTACTAGTAGAGCATTATATGATATTAAAGACGGAAAGATAAGTCCTTGGATTATCTTAAATAGTAACAACGGCAAAGCATTATTAAAAAAGTTTAATGACGAGCAATTAGGATCTATAAGTAACATTATAGATTTACCGTTTTGGATTAGCAAATTTAAAAAACTACCAGCAGACGTCGCTCTTGTCAAAGAAGTAGTTAAGGAATCACATATATGAACGCAATAACACCATCGAACCCAGACGCAGTACAATTAGAACTTCAAGTAATTGTCAGCGAAGAAGACAAATCAGTTTATGTAAAATTTGAAGGTTTTGAAACTGTCGAGGAGTGCGACAAGTATGCTGACTATTTGACAGAGCACTTGGCTTTACTACTTTTTGAATCTGAAATTAAACACTAAGAAAATTAAAATGCCTGATATTGATATAGACTTTCCTAACAGAACACTAGCACTTGAACAGTTCAAACATATTACAGCTAGTATCGAAGATAATGGTGTTTTCAAAAAACACAACACTGGCATATATTGTACTAGTATTCCTCACAATCCTTTTACTGGACTTAGTACTATAGATTATAAAAAGGCAGAAGATAGGGGCTACTTTAAATTAGATTTTTTAAATGTCAGTGTCTATGAAGGTGTAAAAAATAGAGAGCACCTTAAACAATTAATGGAGACAGAACCGCTATGGGATCTACTGGAACAGGACGAATTCACCAATCTGCTCTTTCACGTGAACGGGCACGGGCCAATA